CTCTTCGACTGACCCGGCGACGTGGTCGACCTACGAGGCTGCGAAAGCGTCCGGCTCAAGGCGGCTCGGGTTCGTGCTCGGGGGCGGTATCGGGTGCATCGACCTGGACCACTGCATCGATGGTGGAGTCGTCGCCGACTGGGCACAGGCTGTCCTCGACGCGGCTCCGGCGACCTATGTCGAGGTCTCTCCGTCCGGCGATGGTCTGCACGTGTGGGGTCTGTTGCCGGAGGGTCGGGGGCGTGTGATCCGCGATAGCCGGTCGATCGAGGTCTACAGCGTCGGCCGCTACATGACCGTCACGGGGCGGAGGTGGGCTGCGGCGGCCTCGCATCTGGCTGATCTGTCCGAGGTCGTCGAGGCCTTGTAGCGGCGCCCCTGGTGGGCGCGTGAGCGCCCCTGGAGGGCAATGTGAGCGAGAAGCCGAAGCCCCCGAAGGGCCTGTTGCCGAGCACTGGCGCAGCCCTGTGGCGTGACGTCGTCGCGCTGTACGACCTGCGCGTGGATGAGCTCGTGGTCCTGGAGCGGGCGTGCCGGGCGACCGACCGCATCGCTGCCATGGAGACCGAGCGTGGTGAGCGTGTGACGACCGCGGGTTCGATGGGCCAGCTCGTGCTGCATCCGTTGGTGAAGGAGATCCGGGAGACCGAGGCCCAGATCGCTCGGCTGTTGGCGTCCCTCAAGTTGCCAGACGACGGCTCCGGCACCGGAGAGCAGCCACGGTCGACGCAGGCACGGGCCGCCGCGCAGTCGCGGTGGGCCGCGGCGCATGGCGCGAGCGCGTGACGCCGGCCCCGCGCTGATCGTCAGTCGCGAGGCCGACCGTCAGGAGATCATCGACTGGTACCGGGACCTGCTCGACCGGACTTCCCCACCGGTCGATCTGCGGTGGGAGCCCGTCAAGGTCGGCCCGACGTGGCAGTGGTCCGAAGCCGGCGGGTGGTTGTTGCCGGAGCGCACGCTCGGGTGGGACTGGCTGGCGTGGGCGGGCATGTGGCTGCGGTTTCGTGGGCGCCCGTGGGCGTACACGCCGGAGCAGGCGCGGTTCGTCCTGCACTTCGCTGCGGTCGGCGACGATGGCGCCTTCGAGTGTCACTCGGCGGTGTTCCAGCGGCTCAAGGGCCACGGGAAGGACCCGCTGGCCGCTGCGCTCTCGACCACGCACATGGTCGGTGACGTGGTGTTCGATCACTGGGATGGCGACCGTCCCGTGGGCCGGGAAGAGCCGGACGCCTGGGTGCAGATCGTGGCCGTCTCGCAGGAGCAGACGAAGAACACGATGAAGCTCATGCCGGGATTGATCCCGGCGGAGACGCGGGTGCGGTACGGCATCCAGGTCGGCAAGACCAACGTCTGGGCGTTGGGCGACACTCGCCAGATCGAGGCCGTCACGGCGTCACCGTTGGCCCTGGAGGGTGGGCGGCCCAAGCTCATCGTCCGCAACGAGACGCAGAACTGGAACAGTTCCAACGGTGGCCACGACATGGCCGGGGTGATCGAGGGCAACGCGGCGAAGGCCGAGATCAGTCAGCCGGCGCGCATCCTCGACATCTGCAACGCTTACCGGCCTGGTGAGGACTCGGTTGCTGAGCGGATACGCGATGCGTGGGAGTCCACCCAGGGCGACCGGGACGCAGAAGATGAGCGTGACCGGCCACGCTTCATGGACTTCGGGCTGCTGTACGACTCGCTGGAGGCGCCGCCGGAGGCGCCATTGACCGCGGAGGCTGCCCCAGACGTCGTCGAGGCCGTCCGGGGTGACTCGGTGTGGTTGGACGCTCGTGGGCGCATCCTCAAGTCGATCCTGAACCCGGCGAACCCGCCGAGTGAGTCGCGGCGCAAGTGGTACAACCAGATCACGGCCGCCGAGGACGCGTGGGTCACCCCGCAGCAGTGGGACCCGCTGTCCCGGCCGGACCTGGTGATCGAACCGCAGGAGGAGGTCGCGCTCTTCCTGGACTGCTCGAAGTCCGACGACGCGACCGGGCTCATGGGCTGCCGCATCTCGGACGGGCACCTGGTGACGCTGGGCATGTGGCAGCGTCCGCCGATGGCGCGCGGTGAGGCCGCCAGGGCGTGGTTGACGCCGCGGGACAAGGTGGATGCGGCCGTGCAGGCAGCGTTCGACCGGTGGAGGGTTGTCGTCTTCTGGGGTGACCCGTCGCACGTCCTGGACGACGAGTCGATGAACCGCTACTGGGACGGGCTCTTCGACACCTGGCACCGGCGCTACAAGGCCCGCCTCAAGGTGTGGGCGCGCCCAGGCGTTACGACCGACCGGGGCCACGCCGTGATGTTCGACATGGCCCTCATGGACAACCAGAAACGGTTCGTGGAGGCACTCGGCATCACCGAGGCCGACATCGAGGCCGGGTCCCTGACCCACGACGGCGACCCGCGCCTGCGTGCGCACGTCCTGAACGCCCGCCGGCAGCCGACGAAGGCTGGCATGTCGATCGCCAAGGAGCACCGGGAGTCCCGCAGGAAGATCGACCTCGCCGTCAGCGCGGTCGGGGCACGGATGGCCCGCCGGGCCTACCTGAACACCAGGACCAAGAAGGGCGGGTGGGTCGGATGAAGCAGGCTGACGTCCTCACGCTCGCACAGGACCGGCTCATCCCGCTCTTCGACACCGAGAAGCGGCACCTGGACTGGATCGACCAGTGGTACCGGTGGGACCCGGAGAAGGCCCCGCTGCCCCGGCAGGCCGACGCGGAGAACAAGTACCTGCTGGACCTGGCGCGCACCCCATGGCTGGGGCTCGTGGTCACCACGGTCGCCCAGATGCTGTACATGGAGCGCATCTACTCCGCGACTCGCGACCCCGAATCAGCCTCCCTGGACACCCATTGGGCACCGTGGCAGCGCAACGACCTCAAGGCCCGGCAGGTCGCGATCCACCGTGCCGCCCTCGCCTACGGCCTGTCCTACGCGACCGTGGTCCCCGGTGACACCGGCGCCGTGATCCACGGAATCTCCCCCAGGCAGGGCCTGGCCCTGTACGGCGACCCGGCCGAGGACGAGTTCCCGATGTTCTTCCTCCGGAAGATCCCGCAGACCAAGGGCATCCACTGGCGGATCTTCGACGAGGAGCAGGTCTACTACCTCAGCCAGGCCGACTCGGGCTCACGTATGGAGTTCGTCGAGGCCCGTGCCCACGACATGGGCGTGTGCCCGGTGGTGCGGTACGCGAACCAGCTGGACCTTGAGGGCCGGGCGCCCGGCGACATCGAGCCGCTGATCCCGACCGCCGGCAGGATCAACAAGACCGACTACGACCGACTGCTGGCCCAGCACTACAACTCATGGAAGGTCCGCACGGCCACCGGCCTGGACGAGGCGGCCAACACGCCCGAGACCAAGGTGCGGCTGCGGCAGCAGGACATCCTCACAGGTGGCGAGGGCGTCGAGTTCGACACGCTGGACGAGACCTCGCTCGAGGGCTTCATCAAGGCCCACGAGTCGGACCTGGAAGCCCTAGCCGGCACGTCACAGACCCCTGTGAGCGCCTACGGCAAGCTCGTGAACGTTTCCGCTGAGGGATTGGTGGAGCTGCGCGCGTCCCTGCGGGCGAAGGTCCTGGAGCGTCAGACCACGTTCGGCGGGTCACATGTGCGCACCCTGCGCCTGTCGGCCATCGCCGAGCGCCGCGCCGACGACGCAGCGGACTTCACGATCGAGCCCAGGTGGGCCGACGTCGAGGCCACGACCCTGGCTCAGGCCGTGGATGCGCTCGGCAAGGCATCGACGATGCTCGGCGTGCCCGGTCGGCTCCTGTGGGACCGCATCCCTGGGGTCGACCTGACGACCGCCCAGTCCTGGCAGACGTGGGCGGACGCTCACCCTGGCCCGGAAGAAGTTCAGGCGGCTGCGGTGGCACGTCAGCTCGGCACGTCCACGGTCTGACCCGTGGCGGACACCCGCGACGGCGCGCTCCTGACGGACCGCCACCGCCGCCGGCAGGTGCGATTCGCCACCGCGTCGGACTCGGAGATCCGTCGGGCCTGGCGGCTCGTGGACCTCGCGGACATCGACGGCACCCGCGGGCCATGGCTATCGGCCACCGTGCGCGCCGTGGAGACCCGGCACATAGTCTCCCAATCGCTCGCGCACTCCTACCTAGCCGCCTACCGGACGGCCGAACTCGGCGCCATCACCGGTGGCGTGGTCGTCCCGACGTTCGACTACGCCACGACATCGGCAGTGCTGGACGCGGTCGGCCCGCAGGCGCTCAAGCGTCAGATCGGCGCCGGGATCCCGCCGCGACTGGCCTACGAGTCGGTGCGGTCGCAGGTCGTCGCCGAGGCCCGCAAGATGGTGCTCGCCGGTGGCCGTGGGGTCGTCCGTGAGTCGGCACGGCGGGACTCGCGGGCGATCGGGTGGCGGCGCGTGAGCGACGGTGACCCGTGCACGTTCTGCGCGATGCTCGTCTCCCGCGGGCCCGCGTACACCTCGGAGGCCCTG